CCATTGTTTTATGTGGTGTGCATTGGTATAGATACACGCCTGGGGTATCAAATGTAATAGAAACTTCTTTACTAAGTTTTGATTTTTTTGGTGCTTTCCATCCATCAGGACCAGCAATAAACTCTACATTGTGACCTTTTTTTGTTGGCACCCAAGTGATAGTATCTCCCACATCAATACGTGCAATGTCTTGGGAATATACCATCTTAGCGCCATCTTCACGTTTGTTTAGCATTTCAATTGTTAAATCTTTAGCAAATACTGAAGTAGCGAATAGTGCCAGCAAACTTGCGGTTATAATACTTTTCATTTTGATTTCCTATCTTTATTTCTTTACATTAAGATTGGACGGATTATATTGTTCGCCATTATAGGCAGGATAGGTATCGTCCTCTACCCCTGAGTTACAGCCTATCACTACTACTAGTAGAAGGATAATTGACCACAGTGTAACTCTCTTAGTCCATATCATAAACTTCTCAAAGGTTCTCTCTGCTTCAGCCTGTGCAGCCGCTCTTACTTCTTCATCTGTCATAGGGATCTTGTTCCATAGTATGAGCGATATATCTCAGATAGTTCATGCTGATCAGTAGATTCCTGTACAACATAATCCTCTTTATCAATCCTGTGACCATCTGCGATAGCCATAGCATCCTCTAAACGTGACGCTATAGCTAATATTTCGCCATCCTTTTTTCTTATTATGTGCATTAGTTTAAACCAAAACAAGGAAGGATATTAAGATTACAATACCGACCATAATCCTCAAGACCTACCATAGCCATAAGCATCAAGACAGGAACAACTGCAATTATAAAGACGATAATCAAAAACATAAAACCTAAGCCTTTTGTAGTGCAATATTCAGTATGCTCACTCATCGTTGCACCAAAGGCTTAGAGTTAATTGTGTCGTGATAATCACCTGACATATAATAGTCACGGTTTGCTTCTTCCTTAATCATATTGCCATCACGCATACGGTAAGTAATAATCTCACGTCTGATTACACCTTCAGTGTCAGCATCAAACGCAGCTTTAAATGGACCCTCATCACTCATTTTCATAAAATCTCCAGCTGTAGTAAATTTCAAATCTTGCATTTCATTATTCATGTTCGCCGCCAAGACCTCTCCCATTATAAAAACCATATGGCTTACGCTTTGCTACTTCAAAGGTAGCCACGGTTATTGCAACTGCGGCTAGTAGTAATGCATGTACCATCATGCTAACTACTCCTGCCCACATGCTACCTGCAATAATACCAAACACAATACACCACATCCAAGCTAATACTTGCATGATCATATGGCGTGTATTTAAATCAGGAATATTCTTTAACGGATTAGTATTATGATCCATTACTACATTCCAACAGTTATGTACCCATTCTCTCATCGATATGACCTTTCTAAAAGTTACCTTTAAAGGATAGTGTGCATCAGCATCGTCACGAAATTCGATAGCATCGTTAACATCATAAAACTTTTCAGAGACTTTGCGATCTTTAAAAAATGCTGTTACCTTGTACATCACTTCTTCTCTGATACAAACTCGTACAGTTTTTCTGCTTGAGATTTGATTTCATCTGGGTTTAAAGCTTTTGGTACATACTGTTTCCAAGCTTCTAGTGCTTGTTCTGTATCTTCTTTATACATTCCTAGCATTTTATTGGCAAGTTCTACTTGCATGTCGTAATGTTTATCTGCGATTTCTTTTGCCATGTTTAATACATCATAGCGGATTTGATATGGATTTGACATTTAAGTCTCCTGTGTTGTGTTGTGTGTGTGTCTAAGAGGGCGATCTCCCGCCCTCTGACTATTAAAGCCTTCTCATTATAAAGATGTATTTATAATACATTTACTTGTCATCATGCATTTCTTGAATATGCATCATACACTTCTTGGCTTCCTCGTGATAACCCATTCTTGCGAGTTCCGCTGCCGCTCTCGAATATCCCACCGTCTGGGTGAAGCGATCTAATGAAGACCACAAACCCGACAAGGGCGAGAAGACATAGTTTGCTACTAAAGCTGTCATTAGACCCATCCTCTTAGATTTTCATTTGAACGTGCAACGTGATAAATCTCGCCACGTGAAAGTCCAATATCTGCTAACTCATAGTCAGTAAGTCGGCCTAGTTCTTTTTCAGTCTCTTTAATAACCTTACGGTTTAGACGATACTGTCTAAATGTACGGAATGCTTCGATTAAAACTTCAACTGCTCTCGTTGAGTAGCTGTGGGCTGCTAGTATTGCTTGTGTCATTTTGTTTCCTCGTTTGACCAATATTGATTTTACGAGGACGCATTTCTTCAGGGATCACATACTGCAAATCTATTGCCAGAATGCCATCCTGAATATCTGCTCCATTTACATTTACATGTTCGGACAGCCTAAAGGTTCGTTTAAATTTCTTTGTCGAAATGCCACGATGGATAAACTCTCTACCTTTAGAGACGTGTTCCCCTGTAACAGTCAAGGTTCTATCTTTAACTTCTACAGTTATCTCATCTTGTGAAAAACCTGCAATAGCAAGTTCAATCAAGTAATCCGACTCAGATGTTCTAATAATATTATGAGGTGGATAATGATCTTGAGCATGTTTCGCTGTGAACTCTAGTTCACTGAACAGATGGTCAAAACCAACAAAAGATGAACGTGGGAATAGTTGTTGTAAGCCTGTCATTGTTATCTCCTTTTGATCAAGCAAGATTATATTACAGCCAGATTATTCTGCACTGCAACATTATTTATAACGTTTAATATAGTATAAGTTATGCTATTTGTCAATACCTAATATGCAAAAAAGTTAAGACCAACCAAAAGAAAATCCAACTCTAGAGCTATCAGGTACTGCACAATGATATACTCCTGTAGGCACGTATACAAAATCACCCTGTACTAGTCTTTTGGAAAATGTAGACTTAGTGGTCATACTCTGTGTACTATCATTATAGTCACAACCATTCTCAAAGATTTTCCAAGGCATAGATCCTTTTATCATCACAAAAAATACTTCCATCCCATCTTTATGAGGTGGAGATGCTAGAGCGTTAGGACTAAACCCCGCATAGCAATGGCAAGATATATCTAAAGTGTTAAGTATCTTTCCTAATTCAACTTTGACATTTCTAACAATAGAGAAATCATTAGTTGCAACATTAGCCCATATCTTATGAGGATCTCTTGCTCTAGTATTGCCATTAAGAAATGATTGATCGAAGTACGGTACTAGATCATCCCAACTAGGAAAAGCATTTCTAGAAAGATCTAACTGTCCATGAAATGCTTTCCTATTTGCTATAGCATCTGCTAGTCCGTCTGGGATCATTGCTATTTATTCCCAATATTATACTTTGGGCAAAGCTCCCAATCATTTTTTTCTTTGAAGGGGATAATCTTAATCAGACGTAAAGGAGCACATTGATATTCAGCATCCTTGTTTGCCCAATCAAGCAACCCCCAATCACTTAGTAATGTAGCGATTGTGTTCCTACGCTCAATGTCTGTTTGTTCTAGATTAGCTTTTTTACCATCAAGCATAAACAATTCTTTAAAGTGTACTATAAAGTACCTACCCTGTTTATGTAAGATATGGCATGATTGAAACAACTTCTTATCTTTACGTGAAGCTACGCCAATACGGGTAAGTGTTTCTCTTATTTTTAAAAAATCATCTGGTTCATTTAAAGTGACTTCAAGCATATCGCTTGGCACCCATTCGACAATGTTATTTTCTTCCACCTTTGCTCACCTTCTTTTTTATTATTATTATTTGATCAGGTGATAAGAGAGGTAGAACTTGCTTGGCTTTGTCTTTACTGTAACCATAGTATTCTTGTACCGCATCAATATCACTTTCACTTTCGGCTTTCATCCATTTCGAAAAACGTTTCCGCTTTCGAACTATATTTATAAGAAAGTGATATTGTAGTTTATTGTCAAGATGATGGTACTGGTTCACCACATTAGCAAGACCAACAGTGTCATTAAAATAAGAAAGAGACCTATTAGTATGAAAAGGGCTATATCCTCGTTCATCTATGTCATCCTTCATTATGTCTTTTTTGTTGTCGTTGATACTTGTTACATAATCAAAAAGTTTAGGCATTATATTCCTTGTTCTATTCCACTGTCTACCCAAGGCCATTCCCTTGAGGTAGCTTCCATAATTAATTTTTCAAGTTCGTCAGGAGTATATTCTCTGGTATTAGGATTAGTATTTATATGCACATCATTCGCATACAACTGAGGTACAGTTCTATGACCCTGTTTTTTAATAAATGCTAAAGCCATTTCATCTTCTTTAATATCTATAGTATAATACGAAATCTTTACTTTGTCTAGCATTTCTTTCATCAAATCACAAAAACCACATTTTGGTTGCGTGTATAAAATAATTTTCATAGCAGTTTTTCCTTTGCGTCTTTCCAGCTAGTATCTTTAAACCTAAAGGACAAATTAACTCTCCACGTATTATCATTATTTTCAACAGTATGAAGGTGATTAGTTCTCATTATACACGGAGAATCCATCACTAGATCTGCTACTTCTTCACACTCAGAAGCTTTATCTTCACTCAACATTCCCACTAAATTGCCATTGACTGTTTTTTCATATACTTTGGTCTTACTGTCATACCACACAGTCCTACCAGATGTACCATTAAATATAGGCACGTTTAATGCCCATTCGTTTATAGTATCAGTCTTACAAACATCTAAATGTGGACGCCCTATAGTTTGTGGTCCTGAAATATATATTACAGTCTCTTTAACACTAAGCCCCTTATCAATAAAAAAATCGTCAAATCCCCAATCAACTACATCATCTCTTAGTAGAGATACTATCAAAAATTGTCTGCTGCCAACCATTAGAACATCCTTGTTTAAGAGGCTAGGTGGCGTATCCCAATTATTTAAATAAGTAGATTGTAACCTATTCTGATCGTAGTCCAAAGAAAGTTTATGAAATAGATCCATTTTCACGTTTTAAAAACCATTTTATAATTAACCCCGTTATATCTATCTGATGCCATTTTATCCAATTACTGTATCGTGTACTATCTATATGATGATTTTCATGCCAACCCTCACCAAAAGTCAGTATTGCATACAACAAGTTATTATTACTTCCACCCCTATGGTTTAGATTATTAATTATAATTCCAGTAGAATACATCACATATAAGTTTCCAAACCCAAACAAAAGACCGGGCAGTATAGGATTGATTAGCAATAGTACTAAATTTATCGCAAGTAAGATTCTAAAATAGTATTTCTGTAGAAATCTTATTTGCCTATCATTAATTAAATCACTGATATATTTTTTAGATAGTTTTGGTTCTTTGTAATACCCAAAAAGTATTTCCCACCAAGCACTATACTTAGGTGAATGAATGTCATTCTCAGTGTCACTATTAGCATGATGATATCTATGTATGCCTACCACAGTAATTGGTTTTCCTAGACCCATGACTGCACCCAACCATAACATTACAGTTCTGGTAATCTTATCAGTCTTAAAGCTTTTGTGAGTGAAATACCTATGCCATCCTGCATACCCCCCCACAATAACAAATAGAATTCCCCAAATTAAAGAATAGTAAACTAAAGACATTACATCATTTGTATAACAGTAATACAAACTGTAGGCAGTAGCTAGATGATACCATCCCCACAGCAGTCTCAGTTTAGTTCCATACATCATTAAATGTTTCCTAATGTTTTTATAAAGCTACCGTCCAAAGGTATTTCAGGTTGCCAAGCATTGTAGTAATAGATGGTTTGATCCACACCCCTGAACTTCACATTATCCACATATTTTATATCAAGGTTCATAAACTGTTTGGTGCGTTTGGGGTTCTTCCATTTATTTATGTCGTTTAGTGTAGTTGCAGAATGCCTTGTGAAAAATATAGTATCTATTTTGTGAGCATGAAATAATCTTTTCAGATACTTTGAATAAGTTTTATTCTCATTATATAAAAACTCACGTGAAAACTTGTTCTCTTTTCTTTTAAGTTTGTACATTCTCGTATACATTCGTATCACGTTTGATGGAAGCTTTTCATATTGAACCGCAAAAAATCCATACACAGGCTCATCTTTATACAACCACAATATGTTAAATTTACGTCCAAATCTTATCAGCCTATCATATGTATAAGGATTGTCTATTAACTTACTAGACTGATGCTGTTCTTGTGACACGTTTTCAACAAACTTTTGTACGTAATAGTTGTTGGGATTGTCTGTTATATACAACTGCCAATCTTGTAATTCTGTTTTCACTCTTGTACGCATTGCTCTCTTTTAACCTTACGCAAATTATCATCAACTTCAATCATATTTACTTGTTTTGTAATAATGTCAAAAGAAAAGGTGTCAGACATTTCCTTCTGTTTCATATCACCCATATAATAAAGCATACATTTTTCACCTATCTTACGACACAGTGCCCTAGAAGCACCTAAGGATAAAGCCACTTTTTCTACTTGTTCAGGATAAACCCTTAACCCACATTCATGCAGCTTGAACATATTTAGCTTGCGCCCTACAAGATTAAAACCTTTAGGCGTCTCTTCAACTAAATCTCCACTTTCCCACCAATCAGTTTGATGCTTCCACTTGACATAAAGTTGCTCATTTTCAATCTTTAAGTCAACATTAGGGTTTACATTTTCCCATGTGTATTGATTATCAGATTCAGTATATGCGATAATAGGGGGAGTCTCAGTGCTACCATAAACACTATATGCACTTTTAGCACCTAACATCTTAATATCAGCTAGTGCTGATACTGGCGTAAAGTCGCTTCCCACAAGAGCCTGTTCACAGTTACTGAGATCCAAAATATCCCATTTAGGATGTCTACTATAAGTGTTATACAGTGAGGGTAGAATAAGGGTATGTGTTGGTTTCACCTCATTCATGCGTTCAATATACTTGTTTATTTTTGTTTCGATGAACAAGTCGCAACCAACATTCATACACGGATACAAGCTCATAGTAGTGAAGGCAATGCCACGTGGACTGTACAAACTCAACATTGTACTATTCGACTTCAAACCAAAAAAGTCAGTATTATAGTCGCTGATTTTAGTGATAGATTCTGCAGTATGATTGACAGGCTTTGGATGCCCCGTAGTGCCACTAGTATTTACAGATACCGACCTGTCTTCAATACAATCTATTAATGCACTTCTAACAAAATCATTATCACTTTCAAGGTATTCAATTCCATCGATATATATCATTTTCTCTCTGCTAATGCTTGCTGTAAAACTTCTTCGTGAGAAGCACCATCGTGTAATCTTTCTTTGGACCAATCATATATATGTGGCAAGTATGCGGCTAATGCTTTACCCTTGTTTCTTATATAATTGAAGTCTACTTCAGCAAGAGATAATAAACTATCATCAGTTTTAAGATGACAAAGATTGTCATCCCACCTGTTAAGATAATGCTGCTGTTGCGCCCACTGATAGTCTAAAAATATATTTCTGCCTAAGTATCCACGTGGCGCTCTGTATTCATGCCAATTCTTTTGAACATGATTATTATCAATACCATACTGCCCCCACTTTTTCCACATAGGAGTATCACGTCTCTTGCTTAAAGTAAAGTGGTATGAGATAAAATCGCTAATTTGATTTTCTAGTTTTTGAATCTGTCTACTGTAAGCTTTCTTGGTAGCTTCTGTAACCACACCACCATCATACTTAGTGATAGCCTTATCAAGCATTTCTATACAGCTTTGAGCAACGTATATGGAGTTGGCTTCCATAGGATCAATAAACCCTTGACCCATTCCAACACCAACAACATTCTTAATCCAACCATCTTTGTAATATCCTTGATCCCACTTGAGCATTCTAGGTTCTCTGATAAAATCATACCCATCCCAATATCGTATAAATCTTTCTCTAGCATCATCAGGATCTTCGCTATTTACATCAAAGATATAACCAGACCCCATTCTACTGTATAATGAAATGATGAAGTTCCAACCATTAGCCTGTGCATACGATTGTGTATACGGCTTCATCTCTTTGTAAGGATCATTGTATCTAACAGGAGCAACCCATGCACTTTGACAAGGTAACTGGTCAACTCCAATCCAAGGAGTGTCCATAGTCTTCATAAGAACTCTATTAAATCCCGTACAGTCAACATACAAGTCAGATGAAAAATTACGACCATCTCTAAGGTCTAATGCGACAATATTTCCATCTTCATCCTTACGAATATTTTCCACATGGCCTTCTACCCATTCAACACCAAGAGGCAATGCAACCATATCCCTAATCATTACAGGAAATCTTTCAGCATCTACATGCCAAGCATAGCTTTTCCACTCACCTAAAGATAGATTATCTTCCATGTCATATGGAGATTTATTGTTCATTGCAGGAAAGTATTGTTCTGTGCAGTACTCAGAAACTTCGTGCCATTTATACTTACCTTGTTTTACTAACTGTAACCAATAATCAAAGCTCTTGTGATCTACACCAAACCTGCCATCATTATCATAAAACAAATCTTCTTGTTTAACATCATTATAAAAACTATTTTTAAAAACCTTATCTCTGAAGGTAAAGCTAAAAGAATAGAACTGTTGCTGATCTAATGGAGCAGTCCAATGATCTGTAACGTGCGGTTTAGGATCTTCACTATTCCATCCAACAAAGTGATTTCCTAGTTTGTAAATGCCGTGAGTGTTTTTCATCCACGTTTTTTCATCGATGTCAAGCCAACTCAGCAAATCCCCAAGCTGTGGAATAGTAGATTCACCTACACCCAATATAGGCACGTAAGGCGACTCTATCAAAGTTATTTTTATATTAGGATGTCTTTTTTGTAATAGGGCTGCTGTAAACCAACCTATGACCCCACCACCAAGAATAGTTATAGTTCTTATAGTTTTTTTCATATTTCTAAAAGCCAAGTAATTAAGACAAGTCTTCTACCACGTATTATTTCATCAACACCGTGAAACAAATTATAGCCGTACAATAAAGAGTCGCCACTATAAAGTGGACCGGGCACCATTTTGAATCGCTGGTCATATGAAGATGTACTGTCTCTTGAAAAATAAGCTTCCCCGCCAATTAAATCTGAACTCATATCAATCATAGTTATTATAGATAGGTTAGACTGATCTACGCTATCACGATGTCCTTTACAATAAGAACCTTGCACATAGTCAACAAACTTACTAGAACTTATTTTATATTTTCTATTGGTTACACGCTCACCAACTACCTTAACACTATTTACCATTTCAGATATTAAATCATCATCTTTAGTATAGCATTGCCAAGTCTTCATGACATTATGGTTTTTTTCAATATAGGATTTATTATCCTCAAAATACTCAATAGCATATCTTATAGCAGCGTGATTTAAAACACTGTGAGACATAGCAACAAAAGAAGTATTTTCTACAATCATTTAAATCTTACCTGCGCCATTATTTCAGTCATACATGCTACAGTATTTAGCTCATGATCAGCAACAAACGCATCCTTATATTGATAGTCTGCTAATATAAGAACCAGTTGTGGAATACTCTGAGATTCTACATACTCATTAACACCGTCATACAATGAACGAAAGATTGCATTGGTGTCCATATCCATATTATCAACAACCCAACGGCGCATAGCCTTAAAGTTCTTATCTTTTAGTGCAGATACCAAGTTAGAAACATTGCTATTGCTATCGCTGCTAACCACACTAATGCTACCGTTACCGCCAATCGAATATCTTTGCGCCTCATTAAGAACTCTTCTCCAATCAGGCGCATGTTTCATAACTAATTCAATAGACGCCTTTTTATCAATACTAACATTCTCTTCTGATAGTATATATAAAAATCTTTTATGAAACTGTGCAGCAAGTTGAGCAAGATCTTTCTTAGTTGTATTGAACTCATACACACCACAACGTGAATGTAGCGGTTCAATAATACGGTTCTTGAAGTTGCATGTTAGAATGAACCTACAGTTATTACTGAACTCTTCTATGAATGCACGTAATGCAGGTTGAGTTGATTGTGGATTTAGATAATCAGCCTCATCTAGGATAACAACCTTGTAGCCACCCTGCAGAGAAACTGAGGATGCAAACTGTTTAATCTTTCCACGTAAGGTATCAATATTACCTTCTTCTGAACCATTGATTAAAATATAATCTAGGTCTAGCTCATCACACAAAGCTTTAGCTACAGTAGTCTTACCAAGACCTGCAGTGCCTGTAAACAACATGTTCGGAAGTTCTTTAGTTTCTACTATAGCTTTAAAAGTATCTTTAAGTGATTTCGGTAATACGCAATCATCAATACTGCTTGGGCGATACTTTTCTACCCACAAAAAATCTGTAGTCATCATAGTCCTAACGGATAAACATTATATAAAGGTTAAAGGTAGCCCGAAGGCTACCTCTCTAAGTTTCTGCAGCTTGATCCTGCTGATATGTTTCTGCCATCTGAATAAGTTGTACAGATTGATCACGCAGTTGTCCTAGAGTTGATAGTTCTTCACCCTTGACTGCGCCTCGCTGTACCATAGTGTCAATCACTGCAACAGTAGAACGACACACACGACTTGCCATATCATAGATAGGGGCATGCGAATCATGTGCTAGTTTTACTTCATCTTCTTTTTTAGTCATTTCATTACTCTCCATGTGTTGATGACTTTTCTAATGCAACCCAATACTTCAGGTTACCATCAGAGCTAGTAAACTCTGAAATAAGTTTTGAAGATATCTTTACCTGATAATCTTCAGAGACCATTTTCAGATTGCTGATATTTATAACAAATTTAAATACTTCTTGGTTGTACCCCCCATCCACTATCACAGAATAAGTATTAGCCGTTTTATTCTCAGGATCATTTACAGATAGTCTGATAGCGCCTTCATCAGCTTCAACTACCATCTGTCCATGACCAAAAATACTAGCGGCTCGTTTGATACCATTTAAAGTAGTCTGATCTAAATCAAACCAAACGTCTGCATCTGGCATTGTAATAGGTTTAGTTGGGCTTGTCAACATCTCAGTGTCAGCATAGTAATATTTAATAAGCTCTCTACCCGATTGCCCATTGATATTCATAAAAGTATCTTCAAATCGTACTTTTGGTGTATCAACCAATCCAAGCATGTTAAGGAACTCGCTTAAATCATATATACCAACAACACTATCAAAGGTTTCTTTTACTTGTGCTTCTGCTAAAATATTCTTAGCCTCTGAAATAGTCATGATTTTATTTCCCGGCCTAATAATAATGTTACCATTAATAGCTGAGAAGTTTTTTAACA